ACTAACCAAGAAGCAATTTTTAGCTCTTAACTAATATGGAAAGTTTATACTCAAAAGCAATCGGGGTAATGGTAGGAATGGTAACAACAGCCTACGGATATATCTTTTATAGAACAAATAAAAGAATTGAAAAATTAGAAGCTGATAAGCCAGTATGCAGATACAAAGAAGTAGATAGAAGATTAACTAGTGTAGAACAAATACAAAAAGAGTATAATCCAATTATAATTGAAATAAGAGAAAGATTGTCTGGGATAGAGGCAACACTTGAATATTTAAAAAAGAAATAATATGAGAAAGCCAATTAAAAAACAAAAGATAAAGTTTAAACACTTATCCCCTAAAGGTAAGATAACTAAAAAATAATATGCATTTTATATTCGGAATTTTATTTGCAGTTTATATAGCTAATTTAATAGACAGATTATATGAAGAACATTAAGCCAATATTAAAAACACAAGGCTGGAAAGAAATAAGGTCTTTATTCCTGAAACGCATAGAAAAGCTTAACGATGTAGATACGATTGACTGTGGGATAGGAGTAGAAGAGATAGGTAAAAAAGTGATAGCAAGGTCAGAAGCAGTCAAATTATTAAAAAACTTTCTTCACGAATTAGAAAATATAGAAGCCCAGAAAGATAAGAAAGACAAAACATTATATAGATAATAGCAATATTATATAGGGTAGCTACTCCCCTTTGCAGTGGCATAACGGTCAATCATAAGACCTTGAAAATATGGAAAATGAATTAGAGAACATCAACTCTCAAAATGATGAGCTTGAAGGTAGTCAGGCTGACGAAAACCCTACCGAAACAATAGAAGAAGACGCAAATAGCGTTGAAGAAACTATAGAGCCTACTTTAGAAGAAAAGGTTCAAGAATTAGAGCTAAAGAATAAACAACTTTACGCTCGTGTTAAAAAGGCTGAAAAGCCAACTAATAAAACTAATCAAGAGCAAACCTTGCCAACTGATGAAATTGTTTTTATCGCACAAGGTGGAACTCAGGAGGAACTGACTAGCATCAAAGACTACGCTAAGCTTAAAAACATCTCCTTTAAAGAGGCTTTAGACAGCAACGTTGTAAAAGCTATTAGAGAAGATGTAAAGGCTCAAGCGAAGAAAGAGGCGGCACAGTTAGACCCCTCCACAGGTTCACCTACCCAACGCAAGAAGACGACTGGAAATATGTCGGAAGACGAACATAAAGACGCATTCTTCGCAGCAGTAGATAAATTAGGATAAACAGTTTATCATTGGTTAATTGTTCTTTAACATTATGGCTTAACCTGGGCCACTTATAAGTAATTTGCAATATCGTTGTCGTTGTAGTACCATTGTAGTATAACTATAAAAATACTATTATGAGAACAACAAAAAGAATACCTTGGAATAAAGGTAAAACAATGTCCAATAAAACTAAGCTTAAGTTAAGTAATTCATTGAAAGGGAAACCAGCTTGGAATAAGGGGATACCTTGTACTGATGAGCATAAGCTTAAATTAAGTAATTCTCTAAAAGGGAGGAAAGCTTGGAATAAAGGATTACCAAGGACTTGGAACAGTCCATCAGAGTTTAAAAAAGGGCATAATATAGGAAGCAATAATATCAACTGGAGTGAAGATGTAAGTTATAGAAACTTGCATAGATGGGTAGAACGACAACTTGGTAAAGCTACTAAATGCGAAAAATGTGGGAAGAAAGATGGCGTAATCCATTGGTCTAACAATAATCATACATACAAAAGAGAGATTAAAGGATGGACTCAATTATGTCCTAAATGCCACAAACAACACGACAAATTGCTTAAACGATTAAAGGCGATGAATTCAGGGGACATCCAGAACGGACAATCCTGAGCCAAGCTTAGCTAGTAATAGCTTTGAAGGTGCAACGACTAGAAGACGAGTCCTTTTAGGACAGTAATGCTTCCACGAGCTTCGCCCCCGAAAGGGATGATATAGTCTAAACTATATGGGAACATATAGAGGTAGTAATTAAAAAATCTACGATAATAATTTTGACAGGAACATATCCTACAGCAACAATGACTACCACTACTCTAGCGAATGTTATTCCAGAGATTTGGGGAGAAAAAATGAATGACTACTACAAAGCAAATTTGAAAGCAGCTTCATTCTTCACAGATTTATCTGCTGACATCGCACAAGGTGGTGATACAGTCCACGTTCCAAATATTACAGCAATGACAGCTCACACCAAAACAACTGGGACAGCGGTTACTGTAAACAATCCAACAGACTCTAACATTGACCTATTGGTTCAAACTAAAACAGAATGTTCATTCGCAGTTGAAGATATGGACGGTTCACAAATCAAACAATCTTACAACTACATCGGGAAACAAGCTATGAATTGTGCATTTGAAGTAGCTAAAGCTTATGACGCAGCAATCGTTGCATTATTTGATAACTTTAGCCAAACAACAGGTGCATCAACAGCTGGAGTAACTGACGCTAATGTAAGAGCAGCATTGAAATTCCTTGATGACGCTAATGCACCAAGAGAAGACAGAGCTTTCTTCTTCAGCCCTAAAGCAGTATGGACTGACCTAATGGCTATTGATAGATTTACATTACTAACTAACACTGACGGTGCTGACCCAGTTCTTAAAGGACAGGTTGGAACTTTATACGGTGTTCCAGTAATTTCAACTACTCAAATAGGAACAACATCAGGCTCAGCACAAAACTGCTTAGCACACAAAGACGCAATCGCACACGCAAGCACTGGTATGAAAGTTCAATCTAACTATGTGCCAGAACAATTAGCAACAATTACAACTGCATTCTTAAGATACGGTGTAATTGAAAATAGAGATACATCTGGTGTCTGGATTAAGACAGCAGCATAATCAATATAATTAGTTAATATTGCTTGGGGGAGTTGTCAAACTGCTCTCCCCAAGTTTGAAAGTAATATGAAACCAACAATAATAGAAATAATTAAGCAAAAAGTAGATAGAGCCAAAGACATACCTACTTCAAAGATTGAATATAATTTTAAATTGCCAAAAGTAAAAGGAATAAAACCAGACAGTTTCTTTGGAATACCAGCTATATTTAATCCTAATATGGAGAAAGATACAGCTAATATAATATATAGATATGGATAAGAAGAAACCAAAAGATAAATGGAATTTAGGAATGACTTTAGAACAATTAGAAGCTCAAGGCGACGCAGTCAGAGCTAAAGCTAAGAAACCTAAAACAAGAAGATATATATGAAGGTCTATATGGTAACAAATTGGTATCAAGGTTGTGGCTATGTAAGATTATTTTTACCAGCATACCAAAATGGCTATATATTAAATAGGGAAGAGCTAGGGGGTGAAATAGCAGACGCAGAAACTGCTAGAACAGATATGCTCAATTCAGATGTAATAGTATTTCACAGACCAGAAGAAAAAAAATATCTAGAGCTAGCTAAAATGCTAAAAGCAGATGGCAAAAAAATAGTAATGGATAATGACGATACCTTTAATCTAGAAGATAACCATCCCTTAGCAGACTTGACCGCAACAGCAGAAAAAGTCCAACTTAAGTCAAGGAACGACGCAATCAATAACTTTCTAGAGATAGCAGACTTAGTAACGACAACAACTAAAACCTTAGCAGAAGAATATAGCAAGCGTAACGACAATGTAATAATACTCCCAAATTGTATTGACCCATTTGACTGGGAAGAGCCGTTAAGAAATGAAGGTGCAAAAGTAAGAATAGGATTAGTTGGAAGTGTAGCCTTTGAATATGACTACCAGCATATAAAAGATATTATCAGAAAGCTAAGTGAGAGAGATGATGTAGAAATAGTTATGTTTGGCTTAACAGATATGGAACATCGTAAAGCAAATCCTAATGTAACAGAAATATTTAAAGACGATTATGCATTTTGGGACACAATAAAAAAAGAACACTTTGCTTGGTGCAAAATAGAAGACTACCCTAGAATGTTAAACGAAGCTAGACTGGATATGATGTTAATACCACGAAAGGATAACTACTTTAATAGGTGCAAAAGTAATGTAAAGTTTTTAGAAGCCTCAATGTGTGAAATACCAGTAATAGCTCAGAGCTTTCCAGATGGACCATACGAAGAAATAGAGAACTGGAACAATGGAGTCTTAATAGGTGATAACAACGATTGGAAAAAAGCAATAGATAGATTGATAAATGATAAAATGTTAAGACGCTTAATAGGAAAGTCAGCTAAACAATATACTTTAAATAATTATAATATAGAAAATAAATCTAAACTTTGGCAAAAAGCCTACGAACAACTATATGAAAATTAAATTAAACTCAAAAAAATTAGTTAAAATTAGGAGAGAGCTAAAAGACGCGATGATTAAATATGGAGAACAGCAAAGAAAGCTAGTAGAAGTAGACAAAGAACACAAAAAGTTAGCTCACTTAATAAATAGAATAAAAGAAAAAGGTCAGAAAGAATTAGATAAAGTATTAAAAGAGCAATACGAAATGAGAGAGTTTGATTACTTCACAGACTATGAAGCGATAGACGACTCTAATTTAGATTGCAACATACAAAACTTATTTGAAGACGCATTTGGCAACCCAGAAGAAGCTAAAAAACGATTGAGAAAAGATAAAAAAGATAAGGTTGGAATGTGGGCAGATAAGACTATGTTTATAGGACACAAATAATATGCAAGATAAAGTAAAACAATGGGTTAGAGATAACTCAACAAGAGAGGGCAAAACACTTGACGTAGGTTCATTTGATGTTAATGGTTCATTAAAAGATTTATTTGACGACTATACAGGAATAGATATGAGAGAGGGACCTAATGTAGACATAGTTGCCAATTCTCACAAGCTACCATTTAAAAAGGACACATTTGATAGAGTAACTTGTGTGGAAACTTTAGAACACGATGACAATCCATTTAAAACATTAAGTGAAATATACAGAGTATTAAAACCCAAAGGAGAGGTCGTTTTAGCGGCTTCAGGAATAAACTTTCCTAAACACGAATACCCATCAGATTATTTTAGATATACAGCAGAGGGTATAGCAACATTGTTAAATAAATTTACTAACATAAAAGTCAGAGATGACAATGACGAGGCTTACGGCTTCGCAATTAAATAAAAAAATATATGGCAACATACAACAAGGTAAATGACTTCGTAGAAAACTTAGCGGAGAAAGTTCACAACTTATCAACAGACACACTTACAATAGCTTTATCTAATACAGCTCCAGCTAGTGAAACACTCAATCCAACAACAGACGGAAATGGGGTATTAGCAAACGTAACACAGATTGCTTATACTAATTTATCAAGCAGAGTATTAACAGTTTCAGCTTCAGCTCAAACAAGTGGAACTTATAAACTAACTTTAGCAGATTTAACATTGACAGCTTCAGGTGGAGCAGTAGCTCCGTTTAGATATATTTATATCTACAACGACACGCCAACTTCACCAGCAGACCCTTTAATCGCTTA